GTGAAATTGCCAGGCTGGTGCAGAGCAAACATGGTGATGTGAAGCGCTCAGCTGAGCGCCTTGCATCTGCTGGTATTTTAACCGCGCCGTTGGCGCACACCCCCTACACACACCCGCAAAACGGGCAAACCTACGAGGAGTATTGGTTTAACAAACGTGATTCTCTGGTGATCGTCGCCAGGCTGTCGCCAGAATTTACCGCCGCTGTTGTCGATCGCTGGCAAGAGCTGGAGAACAGCCAGGCCGTAAGTGTCCCGCAAACATTGCCGGAGGCATTACGTCTCGCCGCGGATCTGGCCGAGCAGAAAGAACAACTCAGCCAGCAGTTAGCCGCTGCCGCGCCGAAAGTTGAGTTTGTCGATCGATATTGTACTGCCAAAGGCTCAATGTCTTTCCGCCAGGTGGCAAAGCTGTTGCAGGCCAAAGAGACCGATTTCCGCTTGTTCCTCATTGAGAGCGGCATTTTGTACCGGCTCAGTGGAGTGCTGACACCTCGGCACCAGCACATTGCTGCCGGGCGGTTTGAAGTGAAAACTGGCACTACGAGCGAAACAAACTACGCCTTTAGCCAGGCACGTTTTACACCCAAAGGCATCGAGTGGATCGGCGGCCTGTGGACGGCACACATCGCTAAGGGGCATGCCGCGTGAGAGGACTGTTTACAGCCGAGACTGTTCCGCGCCTTGGGCTTGTGCTGTTAAAGCCGGGTAGCGAACTGATGTCTTTGTTTCAACAGGGGCGTGTGCTGGTGGAGCCTCAGCCAAAAAGCATGGCTGGGCTTCCGTCGGGGCTCGTCCCTGATGCCCGGCAGCCGCTGGCAGAAGATAAGTCCCTCGAGGAATTCTTCACCGACGAGAGAGTTATCCGTGCAGCAGGCGGTTTGTCCGGGTTGGAATCCTGGCTAGAGCGTAACGTGAAGGAATGCCAGTACCCGCACACTAATTATCACCATCATGAGCTGGTAACGATGCGACATCCCCCTGGATCAATGTTGCTCTGTTGGCATTGCGATAACCAGCTGCGCGAGCAAACCACCGCGGCGCTGGCAGAACTGGCCCGGCGTAATCTCATTAACTGGCTGATCAGTTCTATCCTGTCTTCGCTTGGCTACAACAACGAGCGTGAACTATCCCTCGGTGAATTGTGCTGGTGGGCCGTTTACTCAGGCATTGCTGATGCAATCACGGAAAGGATGGCCCAGCATGCGCTTCGCTTACCGGATGAGCCGTTTTTATCCGTATATCGCGAAAGTGACATTGTGCCGATGCCACCGACAAAAAACATTTTGCAGAAGAAGGTCACCCCTGCGGTCACGGCTGCGCATTTAAAGCATGGAACAAATCAGGAAGTGGCCTATGACCAGCCACAGGTTCTGGCTCTGCATGCGGATCCTGAATCCCCTGAATCATTCATGTTGCGCCCAAAACACCGCAGGTGGGTGAATGAGGACTATACCCGGTGGGCTAAAACCCAGCCCTGTGAAGGTTGCCGGCGGCCAGCGGATGATCCACACCATGTCATTGGTCACGGCATGGGCGGTACCGCCACTAAAGCCCACGATTTGTTCGTGATCCCTCTGTGCAGAGAGTGTCACGACAAATTACATGCTGATGTTGCAGCGTTCGAGAAAAAACACGGTACCCAGCTGGAGCTGCTATTCCGATTTATGAATCGAGCGCTGGCGATCGGCGTAATAACAAAAGCGTAATTGTATGGAGCGCTGAGCATAATGAATTTACAAGAACTGGAATATACGCGGATTGAACTGCGCCGCGCGCTGGCGGATTTATCAGGATCGACAAAAGGACAGCTGCAGGCGTTCAGTGAGCATCCACCAGCAGATAAGAATAAATACCCCCGGCACCATCCTGAAATCGTCATGGAGGGTGGGGAAGGTTGTGGGTCAAAGGTTGTAACAACGCTGGCCACTCCATTTTATGTTCTTGAGACAAGGAGCCGTCGTCGACCTTTGCCGCCTATTAAAGATACGGAGTTCGCTTGTTCAGCATGGCGTCGTTCGGTCAATGGTCTGGGTGAGCATTTGCAGGCATGGGTGCGGTACTGCTATGGGTATGACCTTACTTTCCGGTACCAGACATTGATGTGCCAGCACGTGTGGGAACAGTTTCAGCGTCAGCATAGCGGCAAAAAAATACAGGGCCGCGTCACTAAAAAACTGGTAGGGCTTGTCTGGCTGGCGGCGCAAGAAGTTGCTGCCTCGCGTAATAACGATACCTATCAGGAGTATGCTGGTGCAGCTCTGGCGCGCATGGTCAGCGTTGAGCGTTCCACCTGGCTCAGAGTGTATTCAGGCCACTGGGCGGCTTTCAAAGCGTCGTTTGCTGAAATGGATAGCCAGGCACTAAGCGAAATTTTGTCACGGTACGAAGAGTACCAAGAACTGAAAGTGGCGGAAATGTGAGGTAACTTTCACTAACTCCCTCAAATGGGCTTGCAAAATGCAACAAAATGAGCCATATTTGAAGCTAATTTTATATTTTGTCATAATTATATCTAACCTCGCCTCGGCGGGGTTTTTTTATGCCTTTTGTATCTAAAGCTTGATGCAAAAATGAACCAGAGTTATCTGTGTGTCACACGATAAAAAAGGGGAAAAGGCATGCAAAATCAACCTTATATGACAGAAGAAGCAAAAGCGGTTTTTAACGAACTCAGCGCTTCACCAGCGACAGCTGGGGAAATTGCACAGAATACGCACCTAAGCCGAGAGAAATGCCAGCTCATCCTGACGCAGCTGGTTATGGCGGGGTTATCAGATTACCAGTTTGGATGTTACAAACGCCTCCACTGAAGGGGGCATTCTGCTGTGGAAATGGGCGGCTGGTGGGTGTTGTAGCACCCAACCAGCCATTAGCTCATGCTTTCAGGTCACAAGCTAACCAAGGCCCACTGCTTTAGCGCAAAAGCATAGTGAGCCTATCAGAGTTACGCTTACGGATCTATGAAAAATACTGTAAATATAAACAGTGTTGAGCTTATCAACGCTGACTGCATGCAATACCTCGCAACCCTCCCAGATAACACCATCGACCTTATTGTTACGGATCCGCCTTACTTCAAGGTGAAACCTAACGGTTGGGACAATCAGTGGAAAGGGGACGAAGATTACCTTAAGTGGCTGGACCACTGTCTGGCCCAGTTCTGGCGGGTGTTGAAACCTGCCGGAAGCCTTTACCTGTTCTGTGGGCATCGCCTGGCATCTGATATTGAGATCATGATGCGTGAACGTTTCAACGTGCTTAACCATATCATCTGGGCGAAGCCGTCCGGACGTTGGAATGGGTGTAATAAAGAAAGTCTGCGCGCATATTTTCCTGCCACAGAGCGCGTTCTGTTTGCTGAACATTACCAGGGGCCATATCGCGGCAAAAGTGACGGCTATGCGGCAAAAGAAAGGGAACTCAAACAGCACATAATGGCACCGCTGATATCGTATTTCAGGGATGCTCGTGCCGAACTGGGTATAACGGCAAAACAAATTGCCGAAGCCACAGGTAAGAAAAATATGGTTTCCCACTGGTTTGGTGCCAGTCAGTGGCAGTTGCCGAATGAGGCTGACTATCGGAAGTTACAGGCACTGTTTTCCCGTATAGCGGCAGAGAAGTTTCAGGAACAACAACTGGAACAACCACACCACCAGCTGGTGGCATCTTATGATTCACTGAATCGCAAATATTCTGAATTGCTGGATGAGTTTAAATCTCTCCGGCGCTATTTCTCCGTATCAGTCTCCGTGCCTTATACCGATGTCTGGACGCATAAGCCCGTTCAGTTCTACCCGGGTAAACATCCGTGCGAGAAACCGGCGGATATGCTCCGGCAAATAATCAATGCCAGTAGTCGACCTGGTGATCTGGTTGCTGATTTCTTTATGGGATCCGGTTCCACAATAAAAGCAGCAATGGCGCTGGGGCGTCGGGCGTTAGGTGTTGAACTTGAGTCAGAGCGGTTTAATCAGACGGTGAAAGAGGTAAGTGAACTGGTGGGGAAATAATTCTGGTGGCCACGTTGCGTGGCCTTTTTATTTCCAACACAGCACCCGCAAATATCGCGAGGTGAGAGATGACGAAATGCCTCATAACCCAAATACCTGGCCGGACTGGCTGGAGTTGTTTCAGAGCTGGTGGCGTGGAGACACACCGCTGGGTGCAGTGATTATGTCGATCGTTATGGCTGGTTTGCGCATCGCCTATTTTGGCGGTGGTGGTGGCTGGAAGCGAAAAACGCTCGAGATTTTGCTATGTGGCGCTCTGACGCTGACCTTTGCATCCGCTCTTGAATATGTCGGATGGCCTAAATCGCTTTCTGTTGCCATTGGTGGTGGCGTGGGGCTGATCGGTGTCGATGCTATTCGTGGGGCTGCAATGCGAGTAATCGGTAACAAATTTGGTAGCTCGAAGGAGTAATTTATGCAGGCACTAAATTCCCAGCGTAAAGCTTTCCTGGATATGGTGGCATGGTCAGAAGGAACGGATAACGGGCGACAACCGACACGTAACCACGGTTATGATGTTATTGTTGGTGGCGAACTGTTCACTGATTACTCCGATCACCCTCGCAAACTTGTCACGCTAAACCCCAAACTCAAATC